CATCACCGCAATCAGTCGTGGTGACGTGGAGGGTATGTTAGCTGCGGCAACGGGCAAACAGAAAGGTTTCGTGGACGAGGCAATAGACGGTGTGATCGGATTCGTGAAACTATGTTTGATATTTCTAGTATTATGGAACTTGATTCCAATCATTTACACAAGATACATTCACAAGAAGCACTCCAATGGAACTACTGAAAAAACTGATACATGAGTTCACCAAGCTAGACAAGCGGGGTCGCTCGCTTGTAATTATTGGTCTGGCAATCACCGTATTCCTCATACTTGAGTTGATGAAATGATGGAAGGTGTGGACATAGGCGTAATCGAGCTTATACTGATAGGTGCGATGGGCGTATTGAGTTATTTATGGAAGACACAAGCTGCCGATATAAGGCGTTCTGCGTTGGATTTGAATAAATTGAGCATACGTTTCGCTGAAGCAAAGGGCGGCGCGGAAGCAACCAACCGTACTTTGTTCGCTCATATAGAGGAAATGAAGGATGCCATTGCCCGCATAGAAAGTCACTTGATCTCGAAAGGAGGACGAAGTGTTGAGTGAGTATAGTGACTATATCGTATTGGCGGCAGGAGTGGTTATCGCAGTCATTGCGTGGGCATTGAAGAAAGAGCATGCCCGCATAGAGGGCGTCGAAGGCGATCTCGATGATCTGAACAAACGCCTGTCTTCGGCCATAGTGGACATAGGAAAGAATAACGTTGCGGACAAGGAGTGGCGCAAGCGGGTGGAGGAAAACCATCAAGGGCTTTTGAAGGCTGACGAAGACAGGCGTGGTGACGCCCGAAAGATTTATGACAAGATAGGCGCGTTGGAAAATGACACGCACAAGGAAATACAGCGACTTGCTGAAAAAATTGCGGAGAAATAAATTATGACTAGTACGATTACAGCGGCAACGCTCACGCTCACCGTGAAGGAGAGCATAGAACTTAACGGAGTGGAGCAAGGAGCCACGAACACAAAGACCATTGCTTCGGTAAACGAGGTATCAAAGCGTATAGTAACGGTGACCACCACGGAGGCGGAGGTCATTGCGTTTCATGCGTCAGCGATTAGTTCTGGAACTTTCTTGGAGGGTGACGTTCGCTACATGCGTTTCACCAACTTGGATGACACCAACTTCATAGTATTGACGTTCAAGAACGAGAATGACGATGAGTTCGCCATCAAGTTGGATGGGGGTCACTCTTTCATATATCCGGGCGATAACGCGGGAGGCGTCGTGGACACGATGGATGCGATAGATGGCACTGGCTTGACGCTTTCCTTGGGTGACTTGGTGAACGTAACCGCAGATGCCGACACAGCGTCTTGTGACATGGAAATATTCGTCGCAAGCGTATAAGGAGACACACTTATGAGTACGAAGAAAATAACTGCATTGACAGAACTGAGCGCGGCTCCTGCTGCGACCGACATGATCCCAGTGGTGGACGTTAGCGACACCACCGACGCTGCGACTGGCACGACAAAGAAGATTACCGCGCTTAACATAGGAAAGGGTATTGGGATCGGGGCAGGCAACACTACGGCTGAACCTGTCAAGATAGATACCTCGAACGCCAGATTGGGAGTGGGGACAGCCTCACCTGCGTCGGACCTGCATATTAGTGATGCCGAACCCACTATAACTTTTACAGATGAAACCAACAACACGGACGGTACGATTCAGTTGAGCGACAATGGGGAGATGATAATAGCCACTGACGTCAACGACGAGCGGTCTTCTTCGTTCATAGCGTTGCGTGTCGATGGCGGTGGAGTGTCTGACGAGAAAGTGCGGATCGACGCCAACGGCAAAGTCGGTATGGGGGCAACCTCTCCGATTAGTCCTTTCCATGTGGCAAATAGTGATTTTACCGCATCCTTGGAAAGATTTCCGGGCGCGGATTCATCAGGACCGGGCATCAATTTTCTTAAAAGCAGAGGAAGTACCGTAGGAGCATTTACCGTAGTGTCTGATGGTGATGTATTGGGTGACATAATGTTTAAGGGAGCCGATGGTAATTCATGGGCGCTTGCCGCTCATATCCGCGCTCAAGTGGACGGCACCCCCGGAGACGGTGACATGCCCGGTCGGTTAGTATTTCAAACTACCGCTGACGGAGCGGAGGCAGTAACTGAGCGTATGCGTATCGACTCCAAGGGCAATATGTTGCTTGGTGGTACGGCGACTCCCGCTTCATCCGTGGGCAATTTGTGCCTATTCAATGGTACTGCGCCTGCGGCAAGCGTTACCAATGGGGTGGTGTTATACGCTCAAGACGTTAGTACAAGTGAATTAAAGGTTCGTGACGAGGCGGGCAACATAGCAACACTATCGCCACACAATTTCGAGCTATTGGGTGAGCGCTCCGATCCGATGGCATGGAGTTATGCCGCCAAGAACGTGTTTGTTGGCAAGGAAGTTGCGGTGGATATGATGAAGGTAATTCGCGCATTGGAGAAACTTACGGGTGAAGAATACATCAAGATAAAGGATATAGCTAAATCCGAAAGATTGGATTGGGATGAAGAAGAGAAGCGCAAGGAAGGGGAAAGGAAGAGTGAAATTGACGCATACAAGGCAAAGAAGGCAGAACATGACGCGCAACATGACACGCATCCCACTGACTCAAGTACAAAGGCGGAAATCAAATCGTACTTGGATAAGAACAAAATCCAGTACGAAGATGCATCAAAAGACGAACTATTCGAATTAGTTCCAGACAAGCCTCAGTTTATTGATACAGAACCTGCCGCTTACACGAAGAAATCCAAACCTTCTTGGATAGGTTGATACATGGCGTTCTCCCAATACGGCAGTTGGCAACGCTCCACGGGGCGTCTTGACGATCCCATCGACGTGGATGGCGACGGCACCTTCGTCGGATTGGATAGCTACACTGACCCCACGATGCTGAGTCAAGGGATGGTGGAGACTTCGGAGAACATGCGTTTCGACGGTGGCAAGGCCACTGTGAGAAAAGGGTTGGAGTTCAAGGCGGGTTCCACCTTTACCTTCAGTTACTCGTCGGGAGTTGACGAGGTATTTGCATCAGGGGTGGTCAGCGACGTTGACGCAAGCAACAGGGATTACTTGTTGGCTGCGACAAAAACCAAGGCTCTGCTCTTTTACAGGAACACTGAATCCGACGAGATACTGGCGGAGGACGGTTCTTATTTGCTGACCGAGGGTGGAGATAGGTTGGCGACGAAAAGCTATGACGTCTACGTCGATTACTATTCAGCCACCTTTGCCACTAGTGACATAAATACTTCGACCGAAGTTTTCACGGAGAGTTCGCATAAATACCAAACGGGCGATGCGGTGGAGGTCAGCACCACTGACACGATACCCGGAGGACTTGCGGTATTGACCACCTATTACGTCATAAACGCGAGCAGTAGCACGATAAAGTTAGCCACCACGCTTGCAAACGCGAAGGCAGGCACTGCGATAAACATCACCAGTACGGGGGTGGGTACGCATACCATACAAACCGTGGTGACTGACGCAATGGACGCGAGCGTGTTGCAGGCTAACGACAAGGTATTCATTTTCAGAAAAGGCGCTCGCCCCTTGGAGTGGGACGGAAGCTTCACCGACAGCGACGGCAACGGTACGGTGGATACTGTCTTTGCCGCGAAGACCACCACTGCTTCTGCTACCAACGCATGTCCCGAAGCGGATTGGGGCGTGTATTCGTCGAATCGCTTGATAGTTCCCACTTCGGATACGGTGGATTCGGGAGTTGGAAACAATACGCAGACCATCGTGATGAGCGATATACTCGATGACAACGAGTACGTCGTGGACAGCGAGTTCTACATGAACAAGGGCAGCGCGGATTACGTCTTGGCGGCAATTCCTTATTTCGATGACCAGTTGATCGTGTTCAACAGGCGCAGCATTCATATGTTGAATGGCATACGCAACACTTCCACTGCGGTACATACCGAGGTGACGCGCCAATATGGGTGCGTGGCGAGACGAAGCATAGCCCAACAGGGACCGTTCACTTACTTTCTCAGCGACAATGGCGTGTACGTATTGGCGCCGGGCTACTCCACGGCTGAACCCAAGGTGGGCGAAGCGGTTGCAGTCTCCAAGATTGCTCCCTTGGCAACGCCATTGAGCCGCCAAGTCAATGACGTCATGGATGAAGTGAACTTCGATGACGAATCAATCGCCAAGGCAGTTGGCGTAGTGCATGAGAACAAATATTTCTTGGCTTTGCCAGTCACTGACGGAACGGATCAAGACAATACCATTGTCATGGTTTACGATCTACTTTTGCAGGCATGGGTGAGCAAAGACACTTTCCCCGATGGA